AATTGCTTGATTTCAATTGTTTCTTGGCCACACAAAGGATGACCAGCGGGATACAAAGCACCTCCTGATGGTAACTCTACAAACTCTGTTGGAACTACAAAACTAAAATCATTTGTGTTTTGTTGAGTAACTTGCTGTGGCGGGGTAGTGTCTTGCTGTTCCGTCGCACCACCACCGCCCATTAAGCGATCACTATTTCTAGACAATATACACCTCGTTTTTTCTAGATAAATTTATTATAACATATATAACATTCTTTTAGAGGAAATTTTATCCTCTGAAGAATTCTTTCTGTTGACTTCCAGCGGTAGCTGCGGAGCCCTTAGCACCTTCGCCTTCAGTTTCAACACGAGCCCAGTCGTAAGCAATGTCCAAGCTCATTTCAACCAAACCCTCACCGCCTTCGTATTGAAGTGAACCATAATCTACCTTAGTAATAAATGCATTCCAGAGAGTCCACTTTTCAATTTCATTTCCGTCGCCGTCAAGCTGCGAAATATAAACTGTTCCAAGTGCACCAGCGGATCTGGCCTTAGACATCGAACCAAGATCGTTAGGATCTGTGGGTGGGGAGTATCCTGCAAGTTCTACAATGTCGGACAATGTAGCGGACATATCGGGATCTCGTGGATCAACAAGAGTCATACTAATAGGAGCCCAAGTGACTCCACCGGGATAGTAAAACTTATGGTTAAGATAAACATGCTCACCAGTTGAAATCTCAAACGAAGGCTTGTTTACTGTTTTGGCATACCACATAAGTGATCCGCCCGTATCTGCATCGATACCTGTAATCTCTACTTTAAATCTAAATTGTCTCTTTGGATCTTTCAGGTTTCCTGAGCGATAATCATCTGACCAGAATGGCATTTTTTGGGTTCTCCTTGTATATTTTTAAATAGTATCTTAGTTTATTTTAGTCGTCAAAAGACGCACCTGTTGAGGCCACCACGAAATCAATCGCGATGAATTCAATTGCTCTAGCGGGTTTGACCATGATCTTCGCATAAAGAATGTTTTGATCAACAAGGTCAGGGGTAGTGGTAGACTCGTCAAGGATTAATCTATAATCGGAGATACCAAAGTTTGTTCTAACGGTAGCCAAGAAGGGTTCAACGAGTCCCTTGAAGCGGTTCCAAGTTGCTTGGACATTTTGCTCAAAGAGAATTGTCGAGGAAATTCTAGAGATTTCCTTCTTCAAGAAGATTACCAGTCTGCGAACATTGATTCTATCAAGTGCACTTTGTCGTTCTTGTAGAGTCTTCTGGCCGAACACAACGATTCCAGTAGATGGGAACGAGGCAATCGGGTTAATTCTAGCATCGTAAAGTGTGTCTCTTTCTCTCGATGTAAGCTTTGTGGTAACACCAACAATTGGGATACCTGCTGCACCTTCAGAGAGGCCGCCGCGGTTAAAGCCAGCGGGGGCAAACCAGAGGTGAGACTTTCTTTCAGACGAAGCCAGCACACCCATCATTGCAACACTTGGCGGTACCCAAACAAGCTGACCATTGCTTTCTTCACGGGTCTGTACCCATGGATAGAATGTGGCAGCATAGGAAGAATCAACAACACGATTCTTAAGATTGGTAGCAAGCTGCTGCGGAGTGTTAGGAATTTTTGCGGCCTTGGTAGCTTTTCTTTCCTCGTGAGGAGGAATGTAACCGTCTTCCAAATCGATAATTGTCATGGCATCACCGCGGTCCTCACAGACATCAATAATTCTGTTTGTAAGACCCTCGTTTGTAAGGCCGGGCATGACAATCATGTTTGCATCGACAGCTTCGGGATCTGCCAAGGTGTCGATAGCTCTGAGAATCGAGTAATACGGCGAGCTATTTCTTTCGGTTGAGCCAGCACTAAACTGCTTGTTACGGAAAGGATCAGGTTGAGTAATATCAAGTCCATCAAATCCTCCGAAGAACGGAGCAGTGAATGAGTTAAAGCCCAAGTCAAGAAGTGAGCCGTATCCACCAGTTGCACTCTTAGACGAACCAAGAGCACGAGAACCTGACTGATAGAATGTTGTGTTATCAGAGGTTGCTACAATATCATCAAGCGAGAATACATAACCGAACGGATCGATACCTGCGATTACAGAATCTACTGGATCTTGACCAATATCATTATTAAGCATTCTGTTAACAAATCTTGTGCTTGGATCAAATCTGTTTGACTGTGCTGTTCTTGTAGTTTGAATTCCGAAGCAAACATCTTCTGCTCTGGAAGTTGAACCATCAGAAGATGACAGCCGAAGTCTAATATCGGGATATATAAGCGATGCAGAGAGTCCAAGTGCTGGAGCAGTTGCATTACCACCCGAAACAAAGGACTTGCGAGTTACACCACTGGCTAACATGCCAGAGCCTAAGTAGAAGTATAAACCATCACTTATTTGTTGCTCAGATGCTTGCTCTGCAATAATAACATTTCCATTTGTGTATTTGGGAGGTCCAAAGTATCCGAAGGGAAGAAGTGTGGGATCAGTTGCCCCTGCTTCAACATCAGAATTCATTTCCACATAAACATAATTAGATTGGTTAGGATACTCACCATAGAGCTTAAGTCTTCTTTCGGTCTCGCTCCATTCAAGGAACTGATCTCCAATCTTTCTCGCAATGAAGTTTGGCGAGGCCGGATTCAGATTACAGTTTGAGAACTGTTCAACAATTTGAACGGAACCGTCCATATCGCTTAATGTACGAATAAGAACATTGAATGAACCGTAATCGTCAACACTGTTATTACTCTTGCGAATTTCAGTGATCGAGACCTTAAGGTTTTCGTTTAAGTATTCGCCATGGCCGCGGCCACGAAGTCTAAACAGCTTTTGCATTTTTTCAGCACTGTAGCTTTCATTATTGCCTAAGTCTTGGCCGATAAACCAGCCGGCTGCAGCTTCGCGAGAGTTAGCACCCTTCATTTGTGATGGAGAACTTGCAATCGAAGAGCTTAAGTTAAGGTTGGCAATAAAACCAGTAAGTGTTGTGCTCAAGTTGGAGTGCACATCTCTGGTTTCTTGATCATATGTCTCACCAAGCCAATAGCTCTTAAGTGCAGATGAATTGTAAAATGTCCCACCAGTCGAAGATATAAGTTGTGGGTTTGTATTTAATACTTCTCTTATGTATTCTTTGTTTGTATCGTCAAGACTGACATTAATGATTTCGTTCGACTCGGCCGTGCCGCCGGTAAAATTAGCGACAGTTAGGCCAGTGCCTTCATCTGTATTTGTTTGATTGCCCGCTGTGCCAAGAGTGTTCTGTGTCACAAGCACATCATCACCCGAATTAGCTGCTGTAAATCCAATACCAGTACCTGCATTAATTCTAGCAACAATTTGATCTCTGACATCGGAACGACTGGTAGTTCCAACCAAACCAATTGTTACTGTGGTACCGGGTGTGTATGCAGCACTGTTTCCGCCGGTACCGGTACCTGTGGAAAGATTGTAAGTTGTTGTTGTGCCCGCTGCATCAGTTAGTGCAAAGTCTTTGGTATCTACGATTGAAGCCTCGGCCACAGTGGTGATGGTGGCGGTTGCAGCAGAAGTGCTACCACTAATAATATTTAACTTGAAAATACCATTTGCATCGGAGTTAATTGCGGTACCCATGGATGATGTCAAAAGACTACCTTGTTCGCCAAAAACAGAACCAGATAATTCAACCATTCCATTGTCAACATACAAAACTGCTGCCAAGTTAGCATTAACAGTATTACCAGCAATGTGGGCAGTTTGTGCCGAAGCTGAATTCATGACGAAGAGGCCAAAAGCACCTCCACCTGATGCACCAGCATTGTTTGCTGTTTTCCAGCCAGCTTGGGCAGCAGATGTGCCGTCATTGTCGGGATGCTGGTGACCAAGAAGTCTCATATAAGTAAGGGGAGCTACATTTGGTCGCAAGAAAGCTTTAGCTGCATAAAGACCATACATGGGTGACTGTAAGTTACCATCTCTGTAGATGTCTCCACCGCCGTTGCCCGGAACTGTTTCGCCAAAGTTCTCAACGAACTGAGAGTACGAGCTAACTCTGACAGGCTGCATCGCAAGACCACGAGTCGCCCTACCAATAACTGCTGGACCTATTGTATCTGCTGTACGGGGAATAAACGAGTTATCGATTTCGTTAATAAAAACACCCGGTGACACAAATTTAAATTTCTTTGCTGACATAATGTTGCTTTCCTTTTCTAGAATAAGTTGTCATGATGACATGTATATCATAACTTAAATAGTATTTTCATCTTCAAAAGGAGGAAGAGAAACAACAAAATAATGTTCACTTCCTGATTTAGTCGTCAAAAAAGCTTGCTTCCCCGGGAAGTGGAACTCTTTCTCTTGGAAATTGTACTTCGACAAAGTTTTCTTCTCGCTTGACTAACTCTCGATCATCGTTGTCGCCTTCGCCGATTAAGTAACCTAAAACACTAATTGTTATATCTGTCTCAAACATACGAATTTCCTCATTAAGAGTTGCTACATTGTTCTTGTGAGCAAAGTTCTGATCGATAAAAGCCTCGTAAATATGTCCATTTCGTCTCAGCAAGAAAGAATTAATCTGTCCTGTTCTTGCAATAAATGGCTCCATTAGAGAATTCATTTGTTGCTGATACTCAGTTCTTAGTGTAATCTTGTACTCCAAATTAACATATACTGGTATTGGAATAGATAATGTTTGAATAACAATTTTATGATTTACTCTGGGAAAGTTTCTTTGGCCGGGTGCACCGGTTATGTTCCTTGAGCCGGCTGCTACAGCAAAGTTTCTGGTTTTATCTTGCTTTATTTTCTTAGCTATGACCATTCTGCCAGTGCGGCCATCGCCATCATTGGAAAAAAGATGAGCTTGAAATGAGCCTTTCATGGCTGGATCCTTGACTATGCCAGTCCTCTCGATACTCACAACAGGCAAGATAATCGATCCTTCTTTGTCTCTAAGGGACTTGTCATCTTTTACTTGAAATGATCTCTCTGGGGATTGCCAGAAAACAGGAACACGAGTATAACCAGCATTTGTTCTGGCACTTAATTCTAGATCCTCTTTTAGCCAAGACATGATAGAATAATCAATACTTTCAAGGGAAGACTCAAGCATACCTATTTCTCTTAAAGTAAAGTTATTCTTTTTGGGTGGCAACTGTGCAAAATCAAAATCATCAGGTAGCATCAAATAATCCTCTTCTAGCTCGTTTACATACAGCCATCGTTTCAAATGTTTGATCAACTTGACCAAAAAGTTTACGGGGCGATGATAACTTAACTATCTCGTAATAAACTTCTCCGTACAAAACAAAATCACCTTGTCTGGCAAAAACATCCTGATCATCATTTAGCCTTCTCTTATGGAAGTATACATTAATCATAGCATCTGAATCAACTCCCACACCTTCAAGGTAAGATGTTGTTTCTTCTTCGACTTTAATCAGGGCATAAATTCTTATGGGTGGCAAGAATGTCTTTTCAATTGCCTCGCCATACATGTCATGGAAGTCTGTCCGTTCCATATCAATTGGATAATACAAAATCTGTTGACCAACAACTTTCTCAATAAGCTCATCATTAACTTGTTTAACAAGGTCTCTTTCTTTCTTACCTAAAAACAAGGGAGGTGGTGGCTGTTCTGGTCTGTTCCATTCGTCTGACATTTATATTACCCCACAAAAATTGGTAATGGAGAAGCTTTGAATATCTTCTCGGTTGCTTCGGAAGACTCTGCATCGTACTTGACAAGCTCTTTGTATTCAACTTCCTTGAACATTTCCATAAGTTTTTCTTTTAATTGTTGCTGTTCTTCCTTTGCTTGTGATAAAAGTTCAGAATGGTTTAGTGTTACACTCTCACCCGGTATAGGCAGTGTAGTAAACTTACCTCTAATCTGCCCAAGCATTTCTTTACAAAGAGCAAGGGCATATTTTCTAATCCACTGCTTACCAATAGAGTTAATGTTCTCATAAGGTATATTACCATACGGCAAAGTATTAATGTTGTTTACACCATCTGTTCCGTCTTGATATCCAGTATTGGTGCTAAATACATCCTGATCATCAATGTAGAATCTAAACCATATCTTTCTAGTGTTCTCAAAGCCAAAGTCACCGGGTCTGGGATAGATTCTAAGCTTGTTATCTATTATTTCATATGAGTAGTGTGAAGTTCTGGTATAAATCGAGTCTTCATATGCAATTGCTTGCATCTTGTTTTGCCATGTTGGTATAATCTCAAAGGTAGAATCATCAGCAAACTGTCCATATGTCGAATAGTTACCAATTACATTTATTCCACCGTAGTAACCAAAAAATCTCCACATTGCTCTTGGTGTTTTATAATAAACTTTATTAACAATTATTCTTTTATTACCCACCTTTCCAGCAAATGGCA